TGTTCGACAAAGCGCAGCTAGGGCGATGGATCTCGGAGGCGATGGCAAAGGAAGCGGCGCGCCCACCCACCGCTGCCCGCGGCTTCAACACGCGCATGACACCCACATGGCCCAGCATACCGCTGTAGTACAGCGATTTGTGATTTATTGTTCGTACGAATCGTCTTCTGATGCAACGTTCACGCAGACCGGGTGATGGCTGGCGATGAACAACGGCGACCCACGCTTTCCTTCTTCGCGTTTTCTGCAGGTTTCCTGTGTCATCGTCCCCGAGGGTAGCCCGCCGCCCCTGGAATGGATGAGGGAGCATCCGCAGTACCTGACGATCTCGGGCTTCTACACTCCGCCCCCGCCACCCGAGTCGAACTTGGGGTTGGAACCCCAGCCCGGAGCCGAGGGGCAAGCTGAGCCATCGCCCGAGGAGCCGGTCTTCGAAGTCGTGATCGACTATGCGGGGAACCGGACCATCCGGCAGGTCGAGCCGCTGAAACCGCAGCCGGCGCCATGGACCGAACCGCAGCCCGAGGCTGAGGGGCAAGCTGAGCCGCCCGAGGAGCCGACCTACGAAAAACAGGAGCCGGAGGTTGAGCTGGAACCGCCGCAGCGGCCTGACGACCTGCGCAGCGTGGCCCCACCGGGGCCGAGACGCGCGCGCGGCGAACCGCCCCATTTGGGTCCGACTCCAGCGGCCCGCGGGATGGACCCGCTCTCCCCGGAGTTCACGGGCGACCTGATGCGCCAGACGAAGCGCGCAGTGGACGGTATGGACCGCGTCATAAGACCCGGCGGTATCGCGACGCCCGAAGGGCTCTCGGCCGCTGTTCGTGCCGGGATGCAGCACCTTGCCACGCACAAGGGTGATATTGCCGCAGGCTTGGCGTCGCTGAAGGCCGCCGGCGCGGCAGGCCACAAGTCCGAGCCGAACCCACCGCCCCCTTGGACGCACAGGATATCGAAGGCGGAGGCCGACAGGCTGTTCGTGGCGGCCTGCCATGCGGCGGCGCGGGAGGCCGAACAGAGCCCCGCGTTCCACGCCCGGACCGACCAGCGCATCGAGGCGGTGGACGTCGCAAAGATAGCCGGCGCGTCAAACGACCGGCCCGAGATCGTTCCAGTCACGATGGCCGAGATTCAGGCACCCAACGGCAAGGTCCAAGCCACCGTGGCGGCGATGAAGGCCGCTCGAGCGGCGAAGAGCGTGGGCGAGCCGAAGCCGAGCAAGCCTTCACCGCTGCTTGAACTCGCGGAGTCGACGATGAATCCGCGATATGCGGCAAGGATGTTAGGCTACGATTTGAACACGTTCGGTGATATGATCCATGCCTTTAAAGATTTCTACAGATTAAGACCTGACAATAATGTAAGGTTCTACGACAATGGCGACGTCTTTTTTCAGGGACAGTATGTAGGAAACATTCATGAATTCGGACCCTAAACCCCTTGTTGTGAACAATAAGCTCAGCAAAGCATATGCCACCTTATTAGTTGACGGAGACGAAAATCCGGCATTTTGGACAGAATATTTTGCTGTCGAACCGGATATTTTTGTGATTAAAGGTCAGTTATTTAGACTGCCGTCCGGACGGATGAGCTCGGGTCCCGGCAGGGTTGGTGTATGGGGACGTTCGAGCAAATCCGCAGTCAAAAGCGACACGCTTGATGCGCACATCCAGTATTTGATCCGCCTGCTTGGCCTGCCAAGATCGGGCCTTCCGGAGCTATTAAGCAAGCGTGAGACGTTGAGTGATAAGAACGAAGACCCAATTATAGCAAGCGAACTAGAGGAGATCGTGAAACACTCTGGCGGAACGATCGACATTGACAAGTATACAGGGCAGGAAACCGACTCGGATTCTGATCGCGCCGGCTAAGAGCCGGGTGACGATGAACTCGACCCGTTTGCAGAGGTTCGGGCGCAGGAATTCTCTGAAATACAAGCGCAAATCGCCCAGTTGGATCCGGCCTCTCCTTATGCAGCATCAATCTCCGCACCGGGATGGGTTCCCACGCAGAACGACCTTTACCAAATCGAAGGGGCGTTGGACGAGAAGATCGACGAAATCGCCAGCGAGATCGCTTCTGGGCATGCAAGTGGAGGAGCAACCGACTATGCTTTTGAGGCAATGATCAACGCGACGATTCGAAACCCATCGAAGTCCGGTACCCTACGTCGCGGCCGGAGTTACTATTATGACCAACCGAACAATTTCGTCGTTATCGTCGACCCAAACGGTGCGGATAGCGGCACTGCTTTCCACCCAGCCACCGGGTCCAGCTACCTAAAGACACTCGAATAAAGAGAAAGCAAATGAAGATTGAGAAGACTGGCCCTGATGAGTTTGTCGTGACAATGACAGCTGAAGAGAAGTCTATCATAATTAACTGCGTCAACTATCTCTGTCATGGCGCGAGGCCAAAGGCCTTCCACGCGCTTATCGGGGTTGATTGGGAAGAAGCCGCTGAATTGCTGCCGATCTTAGATTCTGTCTGAGTCTGGAACCGGCTCCCGGAGGTGGCTGGCTGAGTCGAGGCACCGTTTCGCTTTCTCTGATCAGCGCATACCGGGTGATGGCTGGCGATGGACAACGATGACCCACGCTTTCCTTGTCCGAGGTATCTGAAGGTTCCCTTCGCCTTCGTGCCGGACGGGAACCCGCCGCCGCTGCAATGGATGAGGGACAATCCGAACTACGTGACGGTCCGAGGGGTCTTTATTCCGCACCCGCCTTCGGAAACGGGCACTGCGTCGGAACCGCGGCCCGAGGCCGAGGGGCAGCTTGAACTGCCGCAGGACGTGGGGACCTACGAAATTGTGATCGACTATGAGGGAAACTTCGTCGCCCGGCCCGTCCCGCCGCTGACACCGCAGCCGGCGCCATGGACCGAACCGCAGCCCGAGGCTAACGGGCAAGCTGAGCCTCAGCCTGAGGAGCCGATCTACGAAGAGCCGGCGCCGGAGCCCGAGGTTGAGCCGGAACCGCCGCCGCGGCCCGACTACCTGCGCTGCGTGCCTCCGCCGGGGCCGAGACGCGCGCGCAATGGACCGCCACCTTTGGGGCTGAATCCGGCGGCCCGCGGGATGGACCCCCTCGCCCCGGAGTTCACGCATACCCTTGTGCGCAAGGCGATGCAGGCAATAGCCGGCATGGACCGGGTTACAAGACCCGGCGGCATCGCGACGGATGAGGGACTCTCGGCCGCTGTGTGTGCTGGGATGCAGCACCTTGCCGCGCACAAGGGCGATGTCCGCGCCGCCCTGGCCGCGGCGAAGGCCGCGGGCGCAAGGTGGACGGACTCTGTCGCGGAGGTCGCGATCCCGGCGAACGCCGAGGCGGCAAAGCCCGGCATGCATCGCGAACCTGCGACATCGCCGGACCAGCCGCATTCGCTCGCGGAGCGACAAGGGGAGCCACGCGCAGTGTGGCACGGTGTCGTGCCGATATCACCTCGTCATCCGACGGAGCCTATTACCCGCTTCGTCTCCCATGACGTGACCCCCTGAATTCCATCCGGTTTTGAGTAGAAGTCCGCCCATCAGGAAGAGGTGGCCGGCGTGATCATGGCACCGTTTCGATGTCTGTTACTGTAGCCTCTGCCGGTTAATGACGTCTCCGTGGCCCCTGGATAGGGCCGCCTGACGACGTGCCCCGACAGCAGCCGGTCCCGGCTGCGGCGCGCGCCAAACAAAAATCCTTACCCTTCGCCACGCAGTCACCGGCGACGAGACGCGACCTTCACATTCAGCACACCAAGCCTGATCGGACATCCGTGATCGGAACATTATGACAACAACCGTCACCCTCGGCCTCGTCACTCTCGAAGCATTCGAAATCCCCACGACCATCGCCTTCGGCGGCAAGCAGCGTCTCGCCGTGCATGATCTACCAGGCGGTGGACGGGTCATCGATGTGCTCGGCGGAACAAACAGCGACATCACCTTCGCCGGCATCATCTCGGGATCCGGCGCCGATACCCGCGCGCAACTGCTCGACGCGCTGCGTATCTCCGGCGCCACGATCCCGCTGAGCTGGGACGAGCAATACTACCTGGTCATCATCTCCGAAGCCAACTTCGACTATCGCAAGCCGTGGTGGATCCCCTACCGGCTGCGCTGCGTCGTGCAAAGTAACCTCGTCTACGCCGCCGCCTCCACCGCCATCTCGGCTGCCGCCAGCATCACGACGAACCTCGCCAGCGCCGCGAGTTTCCTGCCCTCCGCCCTGCCGCCGCTCACCGCCGCCCAGACGGCCATGACTCAGACGGGGGCGACCACCTACGGCACCGCCGCCTACGGCCAAAGCGTCACCGCACTGACCGCCGCGCAGTCGGCCGTGTCGGGCGATGTCGCCAGCACAGGCGCGAGCCTGCCGAGCCTCGACCTGGGCTTCACCGGGCAAGACCCGGCCGCGGCCGCCCTCGCCATGACGAACACGACCGCCGCCGCCGGCGCGCTCGCGGCCCTAACTGCGGCACAAGGCTATGTCGGCAGCGGTCTCTCGGCCCTGCAAAACATCGGAACCTGACGATGAGCGGCACCACGCGCACGATCACGGTCGCCGGTGGCGATCTGTTCCACATCGCCGCCCAGCAGCTGGGCGACGCCACACAATGGATCCGCATTGCCCAGCTCAACGGGCTTTCAGACCCCGTGCTGACGGGCGTGACGACACTGCAACTCCCGGCCCCCAATCCCGCGGCGGGAGGCGGCATTGCCGGGCAATGAGTCGGGCACCGCCCGCGGCGTCTTTCTGCAGCTTGTCCTGGATGGCACCAGCGTCGCCGGCGTCATCGAGGCCGAGATCTGCACGAGCGACCATCAGGCGGCGGGCTGGTTCCGCGCCGTCATCGCTTTGGGCGCGGACCCGGTCATCAGGCCGGCGGCACTGGCGAGCATGACGGAAGCGAGCGCGCAGATCCTCGTGGGGCTGGCGCTGCCCGGCCTGCCGGCGGCCGCCGCTACCTGGCAAAGCTTGATGACCGGAACGGTCGACGCGATCACGTTCGACATGACCGACGGCACCGCTCATCTGACCGGACGTGACTTCACCGCTGTCTTCATCGATACGCTGAGCGCCGAGACCTTCTCCAACAATACCTCCAGCGAAATTGCCCAGACGCTGGCGCTGCGTCATGGGCTGACGCCGGTCGTGACCGCCACCAACACGCCGACAGGGCGGTATTACCAGGAAGGGCATGACCTCTCCTCGCTCCATCGGGCCAGCAACACAGTGACGGAATGGGATCTGCTGTCGGGGCTGGCGGAGCGCGAGGGCTTCGATGTCTATGTGCGGGACAGAAGCCTTTTCTTTGCACCACCGGCGACGGACGGGCTCCCCACGATCTGGCAATGGAGGCCAGGCGGCGCTGCCGCGAGCACGCTGACGACATTGCAGATGGAGCGCAGCCTCGCCTTGGCGCGCGACATCGTGGTGACGGTGCAGAGCTGGAATAGCCGTCAGGCACAGATGATCACGCAAACAGTCCGCGCTTCCGCTTTGGGAGATGTGACCGCGCGCGCAGGCGCAAGGTCCGCAGCGGCCACGACCTACGTGCTGGTCCGCCCGAACCTCACACCGCAGCAAGCCATCACGCTGGCCACCCAAACGTTGAGCGACCTCAGCCGGCATGAACGGGTAATCACGGCAACGATGCCGGGCGAGCTTGATCTGGTCCCGCGCAACCTGGTGCTGCTGCAGGGCACTAACACAGAATTCGATCAAACCTATGCCGTCGACGAAATCACCCGCCGAATTTCCAGCCGGGATGGCTTCGTTCAGACCGTACGCGCCGTCAACACGCCTCTCCAGGCGTGACCATATTCATATCCGTCGATCGGAACGAGTCATGATGGAAGCCTGGCTTAACGCCATCCGCGCCCAGGCAGGCGTGATGAGCGGCGCGACCGGTCAGGTACGCTGCGGCGTGCTGACCGGCTGGCTGCCCATTGCCTCGAACTGGGTTGGCGCTGGCTGGGGCATGGTCGCCCCGCCGTCACCCGGCCAGCAAGTGGTGGTGCTGGCCCAGGAAGGTCAGGCCGAGCATGGCATCGTGTTGGGCGGTTTGTTCTCGCTCTCCGCCCAACCGCCACAGGCGCCCTCCGGCGAAGTTTGGATGGTCCATCAGACCGGGTCATTCCTCAAACTTCACAATGACGGAAGCATTGAGGGGAAGGCGACTGTTTGGAACCTCACCGGCACCATCCAGCTCAACGGCAGCCTCCTCGCGAGCGGCGATATCTCCGACCAGGGCGGCGCCCATGGCACGCTCGGGAATTTACGAACCATTTACGATGAGCACGTCCATCCGGATGTGCAGAACGGGGCCGGCTCCACCGGTCTGCCCACACCCCAGGCGTGATCCGCATGCACGACATTAACCATACCTTCGGCGGCGACCTGGCAGTCGGTGTCAGCGGGGATCTTGCCGCGGCCTCGGGCAGCACGCTTGGCCAGCAGCGGGTGTTGCGCCGTCTTCTCACCAATACCGGCGACTATATTTGGCAACTCACCTATGGCGCCGGCTTGCCGTCCATGATCGGCATGCCGGTCGATGCAGCGGCCATCGCGGGCCTGGTCCGTAGCCAGATTTTTCTGGAGAGCGCGGTCGCGCAGACGCCTACGCCCACCATCGACGTGCAGTCTCAAAGCGGCATCGTCTCCTTGCAAATCACCTATACCGACACGACCGACACCACGCCCCAGGCAGTCGGCGTCGTGATGACGGAGTAGACGAGCTCCGGACTGCGTCCCAGCGCCACTTGTACGGGTCTAGCCGAGGGCAGCCCCACCCTCGCGTGAACCCATCCTCTGGATTCTGGAAATTCAACCATGAAGCTTCTCCTGCGTAACTTCAGCACGCTCGTGGAGCAGACCGCCGCCGCGGTGCAAGGCAGTGCTGCCCAACTTCTGGACTTCACAACCGGCTCCGTTCTGCGCGCGATCCTCGAAGCGAATGCCTCCCTCGCACTATGGCTTCAGTGGATGACGCTGCTCGTCTTGCAGACGACTCGGCTTTCTACAAGCAGCGGCTCCGACATCGATAGTTTTGGTGCCGATTTTGGCATGACACGGCTATCCGCCGTCGCCGCGCAGGGTAGCGTCACCTTCAGTCGCTACACGCCGACAATAGCAGCCCTCATACCCACCGGTACGACCGTTACGACAAGTGACAGCACGACGCAGTTCACGATCGGTGCCGACACCACCCATGCAGCCTGGAGCGCCAGCCAGAACGGCTACCTGCTCGGTGTGGGTGTCGCTTCGGTGACCGTTCCCGTCAGCGCGACCGTCGCCGGCAGCACCGGCAATATCCTGCCCGGCACCATCAGCCTCATCACGAGTGCCCTTCCAGGCATCGACACGGTTACCAACGCACTCACGCTGACCGGTGGACTCGATGCCGAGACCGACGCTGCCTTCCGCCTGCGATTCCAAAGTTTCATCAACAGCCGGACCCGTGCCACGGCGCAGGCCGTGACTTACGCCGCGACGAGTATCCAGCAGGGCGTCAATTGCACGGTGCAGGAGAATACCGACGGCAACGGCGGCTACGCCCCAGGAAAATTCGTGGTTACAGTGGATGATGGATCAGGTGCCCCGCCAGCCACGCTACTCACCTCCATCCAGACAGCCGTAGATGCGGTGCGGCCCGTAGGCTCTATCTTCGCCGTGAATGGCCCCACGGTCCTGCCTGCCAATATTAACCTCACGCTCGCGATTGCGGCAGGATCGAACAGCACCACCGCCATCGCCGCCGTGAATTCCGCCATCACGAGCTTCGTCAATGCGCTGCCCGTCGGCAGCCATCT